ATTCATTAGATATTTTTGATCCCATAGGTTCCGAGATGTTAATTATCCAAGTTGATGGTTGTACATCTAATGTAACTAATATAGAGATTGAACTCATTATACATTTTGAAGCTACTTTGGATTCTGTAGCTGATGATTCAGTGGGTATCATGGGTGGTGGTGGTGGAGGTGAGCCTGAATCACGTTCCCGCTTTAATATGGAGGATATGGTTAACTTAGCTGAGAAACTCCCTGATTACTTAGCTGTAGCCGGCTCAATTGGGTCTGCTTTGTTTCCCCAAACTGTTGGTAGGGTTTTGAATGGTATCAAGACACTTACCAACTATGCTGCCTAATATGCTTAATTCTCCCTTTTTTCTCAAGAAATTATCCAGGTTGCCCCCGAGTACTTTATCGCTGGTAGTATTATAACGGGTGGTATTTTTGGTCTTTACCACTACTATCATTGTATGTTTGTTGTGGAGCATGAAGGGGAGATCCAAATCTTCCCAATTAATGTCTGATCAACCTCTTGACCTTGACCTTGATATGTCAATAAACTTGTCACGTGAAATTCGTTAGCATTTTGGTTTTAGTTCGTATCCGTTCAAAATACAACCTCTGACAGATAAGTCAATAAAACCTTGTAAATAAATGTGAATAAATATAATAACTGTATATAAAATTCAAATGTAAATATATTTGTTTTTGTAAATAATGCTTACCCAATATTTACCAACTTAACTATTTTTTGGACGGGATGTCCGTCGGTGGATATGGTAGAACCAACACGAAACCGTAAAATAGAAAAACGTCTTGCTCGTGTAAAGCATGAATGTGGTGAACAATGCAGCCACTAAAATATAATATTAAATGCGAATTATCTAAGTGACTCTATGAATATAATTAATAAAAATAACAATAAAAATATAAATAAAAATTTAATACCTACTTCATCGGGTAAAGAGATGGAGGAAAATTTTAAAAATAAAGACAATGTGGTTTATGGGAAAACTCATACCCTATCAAGTCTTGAATATGGAAAATTGTATATTCAAAAAGAGAATGATAATAAATTCAAGCCAGCATCTATAGATCGTGCCCTTGAAGATTGCAAACTTTTAGGCTTGTTGGATAGTAGACCAACAAGAAATTTGATCGAATATCCAAAGGTTAATTTGGAGGTTCCATGTAAACCTTCAAAACCATTTGGAAAACAGGTCGGCACTCTCGATCAAGAAAAAATTCAAAAATTTTTACCTAGAGATGTTGGTACACCTAAAATTAGCAAAAAACAAAAAGATCTTGATTCCGCAAATAGTTCTTCAAAAAATACAGACAAAAATGAAAAGAGTGTGAAGAAAGAACCAGAGAAATTTTTCTCAGAGATTCTACCACATTATTATAATGATCCTTGGGGGTTAATACCTTCCAAGGAAATTGTTTATCTTAAATCAATTTGGCGAGAACTTATAAAAACCTATCCACCAGCCGCTTTACAAAAGGTACACAATATTCAGGGTGTCCAAACTTTTCTAGCTAACAAGGCTGTTGTTAATCAGCTTGATTACGAACATAAATATCACTTCGAAGTTTTTAAAAATTGGAGTAGGATTGGCTCATTCTCAGGTATGTTTGTGGACAAGGTTTCACAAACCGTCACAAATTCTAACAATTCTCATTTTATTCCAAACCAGTGGGATATAATAACTAAAGAGCCACCAATAGATTGCCAAATTATTGAAGATTATCCACTTCGTGAAGATATAGAAATCATTTGTAAGGATGGTGCTTATTTAGATCCATCTGGTTATCCTAAGTTACCTGTTTCTACAATAGAGCGTTGGCATTCAACCACTATGTTCAAACTATCCCATTCAGTTAAGCCATTTGTCACCTATGACAATAGTCCTAATAATGTTTGTAAAGCTATGAAAAGGATAATAGGAGCAAGGAAAAATGAAAAAATGCTTATAGAGCGTGAACGTAAAATGTTAGCTGATATTGATGCACATTGTGATCCACATATAGCTAAAACACTTCAGTATACACAAAACCTTTCTTTTGAGTATGAAACTCTGAGTGTGGATAATGTTGATAAAATTAAGGACATAATAGTTAAGAAAATTTGTTCCTCTCAGGTAATCTTTACAGATGATGATAAATTTGAATATTTTTCTACGTCTTCTAGTCCTGCTTCAATATTTAGTAAATATATGATAGATCGGACTGGTCCAACTTATTTAAACCAGTTCTTGGATCCACTTAAAAATGATGTTAAATGGGTATATGATTTAGTTCACGATACTTATTCTACCTATTATGACATAATAAGATCTAGATTTACAAATGCCAATATGCCACATCTTAAGAAAAAATTGAGATTGCAGTATATTGACGGGCAGTTAATTCATGATCCAAAAGATATTTTATGTAAACGTTTAGTTGCAAAAGTTAAACGTGAGTTGGCTAAATTTGGTAAAGTGCCTCGATTGTTTGTTGATTACAATAGTGGATGTATGGCTTACAATGAAGTTCCTGAATTTGTCAAATGCTGTATTGATGGTCACCATAATCGTAGCACTGGTTTACATTTGAATGTGCCAGATTATATTGATTATGATATTTTCATAACTGCTAAGCCACGTGATGGTTATATGGTTGAGTGTTTCGACTTGATTCGACGTGCTCAGAACACAAGAAATTTCTTGCAGTTCATCATTTATTCCGATGATTCCATGTGTTGCGGAAATGTAGCCGGCGTCCCCTTAAATTACAATATGGATATTTCTAGTTGTGATTCAGGTAATCGCCGTGGTGTGTTTGCATTAGTTGGGCAACTGTTGTCTCAATTTTGTCCCACTGCATCAGAAGGTTTACTAAGACAATGTATGTTACCTATCGACATCACTGATCCAAATACTTCTCTTGGTGCACGCTTCAAAATCAAGATCGATGGTCCATTTGAGGGTTCTGGTACAGTTTTAACCACAATTTTAAATCATATGGCATCATCATTGATAGCAGTCAATATAATTGGAAATTTTACTAAATTGGTGCAATGTGGCACCGACACAGGTAAAATGGAAGAGGTTATTCAAGAATCAGCATCTTTTGCTGGTCACCTTGTTACTCTAGAGTTATGTCCAATTTTTGAAAAGTTACAATTCCTTAAACATTCTCCATTTTCTGATTCTTCATTGAATTGGTCAACTAACTTAAATTATGGTTGCATTTTGCGATCTTTAGGTCAAGTTGAAGAAGATTTAACTCATATACAAGTTAACCTTCCTAAACGTGAGTTTGATTTGTTAACTTGGGAAGAAAAATGTAATCTATTTACTGGTTCTGTTATAGCTGGTTTGGTTCATGAACCAAGCAGCTCTATCATGGATGCTCTTAGATTACGTTTTCCTTTTGTTCATCAATGCAAACACTCAACTTATACAGAAAATAGAAGTAACCAATCGAAAAATAATTTCGTTATTTCTAATTCTTCATTATGTCGCCGTTACAATTGTGACGAGAATGAAATACAACATTTATGTTATCTCATTTCGACTATTAGAGTAGGTAGTATTTTCACCTGCTCACTACTGGATAAAATATATCTAGTGGATTATGGAGTTGTATAAGTGCTTTTTGGTTAAGTTACACCACTTAAAAGACAACGAGTCAGGAATACTCACAACTTGACCAATCCAGTTTTTCTGGATCATAGCTTCGGGAAAGCTTC